GTAAAAGCTTCTTCGATAGGCTTACCTTTATATTCTTTGATGTTCAGCTTACGCATTTCATCGATATCGAGAAGATCCACATCGCCACGACTGAGACCCGTTGGGCGACCATCCATCAAACCATTATTCGAGAATAGAAAACCCATGTCGCGAAGTCTTCTTTCTCGGGAAACCTCATCCCTGCGACGCATAAAACCGTCAATGTCGCCACGCATGGCGGAAGCCATACGCTCCCGCTGACGATCAGCATCTTTGCTGGGTTTACCCGTACGCAAATCATACGCGAGGTTAACATCTTTTCTAGGGTCAGTCTTTTCTATGTTGGTCACCCGACCGGTGCGCATATCATAATTAGGCTGGTCGAAGCTAAACTGGTCGAGCATCTCATCCGTTGCTCTTTTGCTTCTTGGAGCTTTGGGAGCTTTGGCTCTGGCGGCTAGCTCTGTATCCATTGCATCCCTGGCAGGGATTGGAATACTGGTCATGCGCTCAAACAATCCGTGGGACAGACGATCAGCTTCGTCAGCAGTTTTTCTACGCCTGTCGCGTTCGTCCTTTAACCTAAGGTACTTGTCTTTCAGCCCGTTAGGTTGAGTAAACTTACCGTAACCTTTTAATCTTTCCGATGCTAACTTTTTGGCGTCGGAAGGGCCTCCAAAAAAACCGTCCTCCTCTTTACTAGCTTTTAAATCTGATTTGTATAGATTTTCCAGGCTTTGAATATATTCATCATGCGATTCGAACTCGGAAAACTCGTCGAATGATCGAAAGCTCGGCATGAATTCATTTTCCCAGAAATCGTTATATAGATCGTCGTAGTAATCTGCCGACTTCTTATTTTCACCGGCGTACTGAGATACCTGAGACTGATACTTCTTCAGCTGTTCATACCCGCTCAAAGCATCGTCGAACGGAGAATCTCCGATTATTTGCCTAGGCTGCTCTTGATAATCTACAGGCTGAGGCTGAGGCTGGGAAGCTTGCGGTTTAGGCCCACCAAAAGGCTGGAAGGGCCTTTGGGTTGGCTTGCTTATGAACTTCTCAAAGCCTTGCTCTTTCTCGCCAGAGTAAGTGCCGGCCCCGAGATCGTTTTCGTCGAAGAGGGACATAAGGCTTTCGTCTTATGCGTAGGGATTAAAAGTACCTTTGTACTTTCTGGAATCGTCTCGGGCTCGGTTATATTGATACTCTTTAAGAAAGTTGTCTCCGCCCCTGTCGGTATTTACAAAAGTAAATGGGTTTTCCATATTTCCTCGCCTAGCTTGTCTCTCCATCTGCTCCTGTTTTTTGGTGTGTGGGGCCATGTTATTTATGGAGTTGAAGTGACGTTTCTGATCAAACCCTTTAGGGGCTTGTACAAAACGGCCGTCTCTACCTTCGGTATATCCCGTATACCCACCTTTTCCGTAGACTGGTACGCGTACCATCTGCCCACCGGGGTTTGGCCTGTATGTTCTTTTATCGTTAGGGTCGGCTTTCGGATCAAGCGGAACTGCTGGGTTGTTTCTTGTGCTGTAGTCGTAATTAGGGTTGGGGACCGTAGTCGATCTTGAGAAATTCTGCATATCCGGTCCGGATTTCTCCATCTCTTTTTTGATGTATTGCTCGGCACGGAAATCGTCTTGAGGCGGACCTTGCGTCGGGCCTTTCGGAGCCTTAGGAGCCGTGGCTTGATCCATCATGTCATACATATCCTGATCGCTCATTGGATTAGGACCTTGCATGGGGGCTTGCTGTTGCGGACCTTGCATGGGTTTTGGGTCATCTAGATTCGGTTGAGCGGTTGAAGACTGGGGACTGTCGGGAGCACCTGAAGGCATTCCGGATGGGCCCTGCGAACCTTGCGGACCTTGTGGACCCTGAGGACCTCTGAGCCCAGGATCATCCATCGAGGGTGTAGCCATGTTCTCGCGATAATCCACGAACCGACCGCGCATTTCATTTTTAGTTTCGGGGTCGAGCTCGCTCCATTTACGGCCGTCTCTACGGCCCGTGGGACTGGTTGCCCAGCTTTCGGCCATGTCGGCTTCTCGAGAATCGGATATTCCGTCAATCCTGCGCTGACGCCTTTCGTTAAATATGTCATTGCGGACATCAGCCGCACCCTCGGCCGCAAGCTCCCTCTCCATATTTCTTCTGGTTATGTCGCCGGGGCCGGTGGTTTTGGGGTCTGTTTGTAATATTGGAGCTTGGGATGCGGCCAGTCTGTTTGCGGGCTCTTCCACAGATACCTGCTTTTGCTGTGCATCTTGCTGCGGAGCGGGTTCCTCAACGCTAATTTCGTCAAGCGTTTCTATCGCCGGATCATCTAAATTTGGGCTGTCCGATGCGGGGGTGGGTTTAGGCTCGGCACTTTCCGTAGGTCCCGTTAAAAAGCCGTCGTCTGTTCTTTGAGGCTCACTAAAAACCGGGTCTGGTTTTGGGGCGTCCGGCGATTTGAGCGGAAAGAAAGCATCTTCGATAGCAGTTTGTTTATATTTCTTGTTAAATATGTTTAGAGGATCGGCGGCACCAAATTCTTCTGCGATTAACTCCTGTATGCTCACGCCACCCATCAGCTTATCAAGCTCTGTAATCAAATTTGGATTTATACTATTTAACTCTTTTCCGATCTTTAAAAATTCTTCTTCGTCAGTCCCCAAACCTTTAGCCGCTTTAGTCAAACGATCCCTGTATTGAAGGAGCATAGCTCTTTTCTCTTCATTGGTCATCTTCTCGTATTGCTCTTTTGTAGTGGTAGCCATGGAAATAAAGTAATTTTAGTGTTTTACGGTATCAACCGCTTGTAATTCTTCTTAATTGATCCTAAAGGAACCCTCATGAATCCGTCGGGGCATAAAAGACCGGGATTCTTGTGAAGCATGCGGGTGGTTATCTTTTTCTTTTTCGGGGCTTTGAAAGTTGATGCGCTGTCAATGTTGTACAGTGCGATAGCGGCCGCGAGAACGTGGTCATCATGGTGACCGGGAGCGGCTTCGGGCTTGCCCTTATCGTTGATCACGAAAGTCTTCATCTCTTTCAGGACACCGGGATCGGGGATATCCATATTCTCCTCGATCAATTCGGCAGCCATATGATCGATTACCGTCTTGCGGGTGATCTTATCCGTACTCCAACCAAAGCTTTTTTCGACCATACCCATGGAATCGTTGAACTTACGCCTGCGATATACGGACAAACCCATTTCGAGAAGGTACTTGAGCAATGCAAGACCGCTATTATTGACCTCGGGGATGACAAATGCGTTACCATACCAACGAGCTGCACCTTCGACCTCATGGGCTAGGATTCCGATATCCATCCTACTGTGATGAATCGCAACCAAACGAGGTACGTGCCAGTTACCGTGCCAATCCTCGAATGGGGCTTTCCAAACCTGAGCGGAATGAAAGTCGGGGTCGGCGGCTAAACCCTGTAACTGCTGGTCTTCGCCCGTACAGGTATCGACCGATATCAGATATTTAGAATCATACTCCGGTTCTTCGTAAACTTTCCACATCCCTCCCCTATCTGGCCTAAATGTTCCGGTCTTTCCGTCAGATTGCACCGCCATAGTACCAACCGTGAAAGTTACATTCTCGCTGGCCTTGACCATCTTATCAATATTACCCATGTGAAACCGTGGGCGGGAGGACATCAGGAAACATTCTTCGGGATCCGATGGATACTCCTGGCGAAATTTACTTATATCGCCGTTACACTTGTCCTGAAGTACCCGCCTACGCCAGTGCATATTCTCCCAGCTGACATCAAAACGCTCCATTTCGGACTTTTCGTCCTCGGTAAGAGAATCCTTAAAATCCTGGAGGTCTTCATCGTCGCGGAAAGGGATAACCGAATCGTCAAATTCAAACCAGGCAGCGAATATCTTGGCCCATTCATTGTCCTGAACCCAGGTTCTGTAAAACCAGCCGGCCGGACCGTTGGGCGTGGAATCCGCAACAACCAGTGAGACATTATCCCCGTCATATAAAGACTGCAAATACCCCAGCGCAGGGTCTCTTTCTCCCTGCATAGGCCAGAACGCAACCTCGGTCATGTTACCGACCTGGATAGTTCCTGATCTTCCCGCGTTTTTGGATCCGGCGGTTTCCTTTCCGTAATGGCTTTTGGTTCTTAGCTTTATTAAATCCGCCAGATTGCCCCCATCCTCCAGGTTTGTTCCGGTATCGTCCCACGGAAACATGTCGTTTTAGGCATACCTCCGATAAATCTCGAAAACTTTGTCGGACGTTCCCGCTATATCCCCCATTAGGCTCCCGCTCAGATTCTCGTGCTTCCTCATGTGATGGTAAGTCAGAGCTTGGGCGCATGTGCTCGCCCCTTTCTGCCGGGGTTTCAGGATGATCATTT